GATAGAAAAACATCTATTTTTATAAATGGTGTTCAGTATAGTGCAACAACAACTGCAGCTACGACTTTTGATGGTTCAACTGAAGTAACTGGAACAACTCAAGCAACTATTGCAACGAGTTATTCAGCTACAAACGCGAATACTCAAAAAGGTCCAGCATTGAAAAACGATGTTGATTTAATTCCATACATTGGAATTGAAAATGGAGCGGCAGCAGCTGAAGCTTTAAACGTACACTACACAGCAATTAGTAGACACGTTTTTGAATAATAAATAAATAAATTTAGATGGGGCTTCGGCCCCATCTAGTATTCTTGATTAAGGAGGGAATATGGCAGATACAGTAACAGGACCAGAGGTTTTACAAGAAAACGAAAAACGAGTCGTATTAAAAATCGTTGTCGAATCAGATGGCGACGGAAGTACAACAGTATTTTTTGACTCTTCAGCACGTACCGTAGGAGGTGCTGCTGCACTAGGAACTTTGCAAAGAATTTGGTTTGCATGTGATTCTGGAGATGGCGGTGACTCACACGCTCGTTTAGATTTTGAAGATTCAGACGGAGATAGACCTTTGCTTGGTTTAGTCGGAACAGGTTATTGGGACTTTAGAGAGTTTGGTGGATTACCACCAAGCACAGACGCTAATACAAACGGTGATATTAATATGGTTGTCGATGCTTTAGCGGATGACGGTAACATGTACACGGTTATAGCAGAGTTTATTAAGACACCATCATAGGAGGTAGCATATGGCTAATACTACTTCCGGAACAGTAACGTTCGATAAAACATTTGCTGTAGACGAAATAATTGAAGAAGCCTACGAGCGAATTGGCTTACAATCTGTTTCGGGATATCAATTAAAAACAGCAAGACGTTCTTTAAATATATTATTTCAAGAATGGGGTAATAGAGGTTTGCACTACTGGGAAGTAGGCGATACGAATGTTGACTTGATTGAAGGACAAGCTGAATATACTTTCTATAGAGCATCAGGAGATGGGACTTCTTCTGTCACTGTTGGCGGCACAAGTGGATCTTCCACTTATGGTGTAGCAGATATTTTAGAAGCAACTTATAGAACTGGAAGAACTGAAACAACTCAAGCAGATTCTGCATTAACAAAAACAGATAGAGCAACCTATTCTGCATTAGCTAATAAATTATCTAAAGGAACTCCTTCTAGATATTTTGTTCAAAGATTCATAGACAAAACAACAGTCACTGTTTACCCAACACCTGATTCAACAGCAGCATCAAAAGATATGCACATCTATTTTGTAAAAAGAATACAAGATGCAGATTCAACTTATACCGATGCAACTGATGTTCCATATAGATTTGTACCTTGCATGGCATCAGGATTATCATTTTATTTAGCACAAAAATATGCACCTCAAAGAGTGCAAGAATTAAAATTATTATACGAAGATGAATTAAAAAGAGCTTTGGCAGAAGATGGATCTTCTACAAGCACTTATATAACTCCGGAGTCTTATTACCCGAGTGGATAATTATGGCATTTGCAAGAGGAAAATACGCTAAAGCGATCTCAGATAGAAGTGGAATGGAATTTCCATACAATGAAATGGTTAAAGAATGGAATGGTATGCTAGTTCATAAGTCTGAATTTGAAGCTAAACACCCACAATTAGAACCGCGAGCATATGGTGCAGAAGGACATGGATTAACTAATGCTAGACCTGCAAGAGCGGAAACTAATGTATTAGCAATTTTAGGACCTAATCCTTTTGAAACTATTTCAGCAGGATCTGGTATTATAAATGTTTACGAAAAAAGTCATGGAAGAGATACCAGTGATATGGTTAGATTTAGAGGTCCCATGTGGACTAGTTCAGATCCTGATGGTTTTCAAAATCCAGTAGACTTTGATGGCATTAGTGGATCCAACATTGCAAAATCTGCAGGGTATTCAATTACAGTTGGAAAAAGAGATTCTTCTGGTGATGTAACTGCAACAGACGATTTCTACTACTTTACTGTGGACACTAACACTGCTACAAGTGGAGGAGTATCAGGAGGAGGCGAAAATTGTACGGCTGGACCGGCAACTTTAGAGGATTAAGATGGCAGGATTTACTTATTCAACATTAACAACAGCAATTCAAAATTATACTGAAGTAGGAACGGGTGTCTTATCAAGTACGATTACGGATCAATTTATTGATAATTCAGAATTAAGAATACAAAGAGATATTCCAGTTGATGCAGATCGAAGAGAAGTTATAAGTAATTTAGTAGCTTCTAAAGATAATGTTAACGCGCCTGCAGGAACATTATTTGTAAGAGGATTACAAGTTTATACTTCGACAACTGCTGCTACAGGAGCTAATGGCTGGCTAATTAAAAAAGATATTAGTTATCTTAGAGAATATGATGCAGCTGAAACAACTACAGGAACCCCTAAATATTACGCGATGTCAGGTGGCGGGGCGACAGGCGCTGGAGCAACGACTTCAGGAAAAATTACGATTGTACCTACCCCTTCGTCAGCTTTTATGTATAAATTACATTATAATGCTAGACCTTTAGGATTGAGTTCAGCAAATACGACAACTTATTTAAGTTTAAATTTTGGGAATGGACTTTTATATGCCTGCTTGGTAGAAGCATTTAGCTATTTAAAAGGCCCAATGGATATGCTACAACTATACGAACAGAAGTATCAAACGGAAGTACAAAAGTTTGGTGCAGAACAATTAGGTCGAAGAAGACGTGACGACTATACGGATAATGAGCCTCGTATACCTGTTACGACTGCTTCACCATAAGGAATTAAAATATGGCAACACTAACAGTCAAAGTAATAGAAGAGATAACCCTAAACAATAACAGCTATAATAGTGAACGATCACTAGATATTTCTAGTGTTGATGAAATTGTTAAAAGAATTGTAACTATTCCAGCATCAGAAGTTGGACTTTTAGGTTTTGCAACAACCTCGGCAACCGATTTATCAAAAAGTTATTTAGCAGGTCAATTTGACGAAGACGATGTTAGATACATTAGAATTACAAATTTAGATTCAAGCAATCATATTACTTTAACTTTTAGAGATGAAGATAGCACAGAGTTTTGTATGAAGGTAGACGCTGGCCACTCGTTTATTTATCCAGGGGATAATAGTGGTGGCGTTGCAGATACCATGCATGCAGCCGGTTCTGCGATTACCGTCTCATTGAATGATTTAGTCGACATTACGGCGACGGCTGACACGGCAGCGTGTGATGTTGAAGTATTTGTAGGAAGCGCATAGGATAAATTATGGCATCAAGTTATACAGGTCTTGGTACAGAGTTAATGACAACCGGCGAAAATGCCGGAACATGGGGAACAACTACCAATACCAATTTACAAATTATAGAACAAATTTCTGGCGGTTATACTGCCCAATCAATAGCAGGTTCAGCTCAGACAACAACGTTATCTGTTTCTGATGGATCAACTGGTGCAGTTCTTGCACATAGAGTTATAGAATTTACAGGAACCATTACTGGAAACCAGATTGTAACCATTCCTTTAGATGTTCAACAATTATATGTTGTTAAAAATGGCACATCAGGTGCCTACACAGTTCAATTCAAATATGTTTCTGGATCAGGGTCCAGTGTTACTTTTGCAGCAACCGATAAAGGAACGAAACTTCTTTATGCTGCCGCTGATCATGCTTCCAATCCAAATATCGTTGATACAGGTCTTGGATCTACTGGAGCTTATGATTTAGATGGTAATGAATTAACACTTGATGCGGATTCCGATACCAGCATTACCGCAAGCACCGATGATCAAATTGATATTGAAATTGCAGGCGCTGATGATTTTACATTTACCGCAAATGCTTTTAATGTATTAACAGGATCTCATGCAACATTTGCTGATAGTGCCAATGCTAAATTTGGTACAGGCAATGACATGTTGCTTTATCATGATGGATCCAATTCTTATATTACAAACGCTGTAGGGGCTTTAAAGATTGCTACTGAAACTTCAGGGATTGCAGTTACCATTGGACACACAACTTCAGAAACAACAATCGCAGACAATCTTACAGTCACAGGAACTTTAACAGGTACTTTAGCAACCGCTGCACAAGGTAGTGTCACAAGCTTAGGCACGCTTACAACTTTAACCGTTGATAATGTTATTACTAATGGTGCTACCATTGGACATACAAGTGATACAGATTTAATGACACTTGCTGATGGAGTATTAACAGTTGCAGGAGAATTAGATGCAACGACTTTAGATATATCAGGCAACGCAGATATTGATGGAACAACAAATTTAGACGCTGTTGATATTGATGGCGCTGTACAAATAGATGCTACATTTACGTCAGGTGTTGACGGACAAGGTTATGATACAAAATTTTTTGGAGATACATCAAGTGCTTACATGTTATGGGACACATCAGCAGATGATTTAGTTTTTGCAGGTGCAGCAGGAATTGATTTGGCTGGTGATATTGATGTTGATGGTACAGCTAACTTAGATGTTGTTGATATTGATGGCGCTGTTCAAATAGATAGTACGGTAACCGTCGGTGTTGATGACACAGGACACGATGTTAAATTCTTTGGTGCAACTTCTGGAGCTTACATGCTTTGGGATGAATCCACAGATGATCTTGTATTAGCGGGCGCAGCAAAATTATATTTATATGATGCAGCTGGCGGTGAATATATTTCATCTTCAGGATCAGCATTAACAATTGCTTCTGGAGGCACAGCATGGGAATTACCAGCAGCAGATGGATCAGCAAATCAAGTATTAAAAACAGATGGTTCAGGAAATTTAGATTGGACTTCAATCACATCAGCAACTATTACAGCGTTAAATAATGCAACAGCGAATGAATTAGTAACCGTTGGTGCTACAACAACAGAATTAGATGCAGAAGCAAATCTAACGTTTGATGGGACCGATGTATTATTAGGTGGTGCTGGTAAACTTCAATTAAGAGATACTGGACTTTATGTAGCTTCTAATGCAGATGGAGATTTAGACGTTGTATCAGATGGTACAGCAGTTGATTCAATTAATTTAGAATCCGCTGGAGGTATCACATTAGATGCAGGCACAGCTGCAAGTGGAATTATATATGAAGACGATGGCACAGAAATGCTTCGTATTCATAATTCTTCAAGCGATGTTATTGTAGAATCAAAGGTTTCTGACAAAGATATAATTTTCAAAGTTAACGATGGTGGTTCGGACACAGAAGTTGCAAGATTTGATGGTGATGTTTCAGCATTCTTAATAGCATCCGGTAAAAAATTAATGATCGGTGCTGCTGAAGAATATGTATCAGGTGATGGTACAGATATTTCTTTCACAGTGGGTTCAGGCGGAGACATAAACATTGGATCTGATATTGGTTTAACTTTTGGTAATGATGGAGAGAAAATTGAAGGAGATGGTACAGATTTAACAATCTCAGGAAACAATATTAATTTAACAGCTACAGCAGATGTAGTGATACCAGCAAACGTTGGAATTACATTTGGTAGTGGTGAAAAAATAGAAGGTGATAGTACAGATTTAACAGTTACTTCTGGTGCTAAAATTAATTTAACAGCAACATCAGATGTACATCTTCCGAATAGCGTTGGAATGGTATTTGGAGATGCTGGAGAAAAAATTGAAGGCGATGGTACAGATTTAACGATTTCTTCTTCTGCCCTTGCAAATATTGACGCTGGCACAGATATTGTTCTTGATGCTGATGGCGGAGATATTTTCTTCAAAGATGATGGCACAACTTTTGGTAGTGCAACAAATACTTCAGGAAATTTAATAATTAAATCAGGAACAACGACAGCGTTAACTTTTAGCGGTGCAAACGCTACCTTTGCAGGAACATTAGCAACAGCTGCAGGGGGTTTTAATATATCTGGTTTAGATATTGATGGCGGAACTGATGTAGGCGCTGCTTTAGTAGATGCTGATTTAATTATAGTTGATGACGGCGCAGGCGGAACTAATAGAAAAGCCACATTGTCAAGATTAATGACATATGTTAATGCTAATTCATCAGGAATCGGAATGGGAAAAGCTATTGCGGCGGCTTTAGTTTTCGGATAAAAGGATAAGAGGAAA